TGGAGGTCGCTCCTGTCGTGGAGGTCGCTCCTGTCGTGGAGGTCGCTCCTGTCGTGGAGGTCGCTCCTGTCGTGGAGGTCGCTCCTATCGTGGAGGTCGCTCCTGTCGTGGAGGTCGCTCCTGTCGTGGAGGTCGCTCCTGTCGCGGAGGTCGCTCCTGTCGTGGAGGTCGCTCCTGTCGCGGAGGAGGCACCAGTTGTAGAGGTCACTCCTGTCGCGGAGGAGGCACCAGTTGTAGAGGTCACTCCTGTGGCAGAAGAAGTACCTGCGGTGGAGGCAGCACCTGTGGCAGAAGAAGCACCTGTAGCGGAGGAGGTACCGGTTGTAGAGGTCGCTCCTGTTGCGGAGGAGGCACCTGTGGCGGAAGAAGTGCCTGTAGCAGAGGAGGCACCTGTAGTGGAACCTGTTGCCCCTACTTCCACTCCTACAAACGAAATCAGCGAAGACACTTCATAAAAAATTGAAGTATAACGATTCACATTGTATGAGTGTGTAATGGAATATATTGAGTTTTCCTTTGGATTTGGAGGATGGTGCGCGATCGCGTGTATCCTCCTCCTGATCGCAAACAAATCCTTTGACCCGATCCTAGCTATTTTCATTCCGTTCCTAACAATCACGACGACACTTCTTGTCCTCACGATTGTTCGATATATCCTATATTTCCTGGTGTGGGTTCTTTCCACGATGCTTCTTCCGTCTGTTGTGTATTCATTCTTTCCTGCGTGTCTTCTGGCCTTGACCGTGTTTGTGTTTACAGATACGTACCATATGGTGTCTCCTACCCTGAATGCTCCTACAGTGGTCGATGACCACGTAGATTAAAGGGGGCAGCCCCTCTAACCCCTTCTCATGGTGCCTAGAGCGGGGTCGAAGGGGCAGAGCCCCTTGGGGGTCCGAAGGGGGCTTGCCCCCTTAGTATTTTTTAACCTGTACAATCGGCCCCTTGCGTTCCACCGTCCCTGCCGTCAGCGTCGGAATCGTATCCCCCGCCGCTTCAGCCGCCTCCTTGGTTCGTTCATATTCCGCCGACTTGATCCAATGTTCCCGCGTTCCGATCTTAAAGTCGGGGTGAGGTTGTGCCTTGTACCAAAACACGCAATCTTCGATGCGGTTTGTCTTGGCACCGTTATGAATCACGAGGCACTCGAAATTTTCCGTACACTGGTCCATGATTTGACAAAAAAGTTCAAAGGTTGGGAAAATACCCGCGAATTGGTCAAAAATGCGTTTTCTCGCCGACACCTGATTTTCACGCAAAATAAAGACGTAGTCGACCTGTCCTCGTAGCACGGGTGGAATGCCCATCACGTACTGAAGGGCCAAAATGTACAGAAGGCCAAAGTGACGTCCGTTCATAAACAGCGATCGAATGTATTTATCAGAAATCCACTTGTTGTCGTACATACAATCGTCCATGACGACAATGTGGCGACGGTCAAGCGTTGTGCTTCCTCGCAACTCTTGTTCCTTGCGAATCTGCTTGGTGACAAAATCCTGACGTTTCAAGACGTTGGAAATAATGGTGGTATTGAACTCTTCGTGGATGAACAGGCTGGGAACAATGGTAGAATAAAAAGAGTTGGCACTCTCGGTACCGGAAATCACGGTGGCCAAAGGAATACGTTGCTTGTACCAGAGCAGATCCTTGATAAGCCAGGATTTACCCGTGCCTCGGCGACCGATAAAGATCACGACGTTGTCGTCCGGGATCATGTTCATGTTGAATTTGGAAAGTCGGAGATTCACGGTCGGACGAGGAGCTCCTCCCGTGGCTCCCGCTCCGCCCATCGTCGGTAAAATCGAAGAAAGACCGGCTCCGGGGGTTGTCATTTCGTATAGTGGTCGGCGAGATTTTTATGAATGAAATCGTACGATGGACGCGTTTTTTTCCGCGTCCATTGTTCATTTACGCGGAAAACACATCTTCTTTTCCCCGGTCAGTCCAGTAGAACATGCCCCGTGGAATCCCTAATCGGCGTGGTGGAGGAAGAGGTCGTGGAGGAAAAGTAGCAAGCACACCTCGGGATTCCATTCACGTGGCGAAACCCGGCGTCAAAGATCTGCCTGAGACGTTGGCACTCACTCCCTCTACCGGCCCCGTCCCCCCTGTCTTTCAAACTGCTTTTCCTGAGTTTCGCCGGCAACAACCTTACTGTTCCATCCTGGAGCAACTGTTCCCCGAATTCAGTACCTCGACCGATCGTATGGATTCTTGCTGGATGGGGGTTCCCGCTTCTGCTATTGGTGACGTGCGACGTCACACATACTCCCAGTTTTCGATCGAGGTCGATGTATCGGGAGTACCCGAGCACGTCTTTTTGAAGCGCATCCATTTGCTGGATCCCATTGCTGCGATGGAAGGGGATTACGTCTGGCCGGAGGAGGGGGCCCTCCCTGCTCCTAGCGACCTGTGGAGAAGGGCTCTTGCCAAAATCAACAATCCGCTCAACGAAGCCTACGTAGACGCTCTGTTCGCTTTGATCGCTTCAAGATTTGTGGAAAGCGGACTATCGCCTCACTGGTGCCGTTGTTTTGGAACTTTTTCTGCGCGGGCGGAGACCTACATGTACAACATCACCGACGAGTATTCTAGTATGCGACGCAAGCCTTGGTGGTTGCGAAATCAGCGTCTGGGACTGTTCAAGTTCCACGCGAACGAAGACGTCGCGTCGTCGGCTTTTTTCACGGAAGGCATTACAGACTTGGATGAAGAGGATTTTGAAGCACTGGAAGACGAAGAGTCCCCGAAGGAAGAGTCCCCGAAGGAAGCGTCCCCGAAGGAAGCGTCCCCGAAGGAAGCGTCCCCGAAGGAAGCGTCCCCGAAGGAAGAGTCCCCGAAGGAAGCGTCCACGAAGGAAGCGTCCACGAAGGAAGCGTCCCCGAAAGAAGCAGCACCTCTAATTCCCAGGACAGCACCCACATCCGCAAAAACATCTCGATCCAGCAACCACACCGGGGACCACAGCGAAGATAGCGATATTTCCGAATTAGAACAGTTCGCCGAATTTTCCGACTTCCCCGTCCAGGTCACACTTCTGGAGCACGCCGAAGGCACCATGGACGAACTGCTGGAAGATGAAGACGAAGAAGACGAAACCTTGTCGACCACCAAGGAAGCACGATGGTCCGCCTGGTTGTTTCAAGTCATCGTCGCCTTGACGGAAGCCCAGCACTACTTTGGATTTGTTCACAACGACCTCCACTCCAACAATGTGATGTGGTCCGGTACGGGGCGTACCCACCTGTATTATCGGGTTCACAAGGGAAAGGACACCTTCCTCATGAAGGTGCCGACCTACGGACGCATCATGAAAATCATCGATTTCGGACGTGCCTCCTATCATTTGCCGGACCCCGCGGGGTTCATCATTTCTGACGCTTTTTTTCCAGGCAACGACGCTGCCGAACAATACAATTGCGAACCCTTTTATGACGAAAAAGAGGGAAAGCGTGTAGAACCCAATCGCTCTTTTGATTTGGCACGCCTTTCCATCTCGATGATTGAAACACTATATCCGGAACGTCCTTCTGCCGTTCAACCGACGCGTATCATGTCGAAGGAGCCCGGTAAACTGTACTCGGAAACGGTCTCCCCTGTCTACAATATGCTGTGGGAGTGGCTCCAGGACGACGAAGGGTGTAACATTCTGCGATTACCTGACGGAGAAGAACGATACCCCGACTTTGATTTGTACAAGGCCTTGGCCGCTGACGTCCATCGTGCCATTCCGAGCAAGCAGGTGGAAAAGCCCATGTTTTCTGGCTATCGATGTGATGCGTCCGATGTTCCTTCCGAGGAACCAATCTACGACGTACATTTGTAGAAAAAAATTGAATAATGGGAGGTACATGGGTAGATGTACCGCTATATTTCCCACACTTCCTATGAATCAATCTTTCCGTGAGCCCCAGTATGGTCAGTTTCGAGATGACAATTGGCGTCGTGCCGAGTATGTGGATCAGCGGACCGTTCCGGTCGAATTTCGAGATCGTCCTGTGCCTGGCGTCTTTGCGCGTGTGGGGCGTCTACCTGGAGCACTGGTCTTTTGCATTGTAGGTGCCGCGTCAGAACCCTACGACGAATGGACTACGAATGTCGCGACACGGGTGCTTCGTGCCAGCGGTCGTATATTGCCAATCCAATCCGTAGGAAATCCTTCTTGTACGGCGACTACCTGCGTTCTTACGGGACTCTATTCCGATATGGACCTTGGACCTCGTCGACGCATGTTGGAAAGCATTCAAGACGGTGCCAGCACGATGCGTGAAAAACGCATGCTCGCCAAAGTGGCGATGTCCAAACAGTTCCCAGAGGATTTGGAGCGACACATTAAACAATACCTGTTGCCGATTCGATTTCCGAGACCTCGTCCTTCCCCCATTGATTAACGGGACGCGGTCTTTTTCCCCTTGCCCATAAACCATTCAAACAAGGTCTTCTTTCGCGCTAGACGAAAGTCTGGTTCGGATGTGAGATCATTGATGGGATACGCCATTTCAGAGTCTTCGTGGTAGGATGTAAGAAAGGTGAGGACAATTCCGTACTCGTGAAGGGTGAACTCCATCTTTTTGTAGGGGTCCAACTTGTCCTCTCCGATTTTCTGGAGATGGCCGACGAAGGGTTCCAAGAAGGGTTCGCCTCGGTGCTGTTGTCTCAGAAGGGCGATGATGGCGTCGCGACGATTCTCGAATCCGTATAGATTGTAGGTTTTGGAAAAGGATTTTTGAACGGCGGGTTTTTGGTTTTCGGGGGCCTTCATCATGGCGGGTAGTTCACGCATGGGGGTAGGGAGTTTGGTCTGTTTGGAAAGCATTGTAGCAGGGAACCCTAGAGGACTTACCGACTCAATTTTTTGTTTTTGATGGAAAAAAATGAAAGGTGTAGTGCGTTAGGGAGAGAGGCAGAAAGATGCTTACCATTACCGATGGAACAAACAAGTTTCAACTGAATTTCAAACAAAGTACTGACTTGGAGTTGAAACTCAACGTCAGCGCTTACGCAAAGACCTGGACGCACATTGGCGATGAACTATACCTGTACAGCCAGGCAAAGAAGGGAGACACTGCGGAACTGAAAGTCGGAACAACCGAGTTCAAGTTTCTGCTCCGTTTAATGGAAAAGGCGACGTGGGAGCAGTGTGAGGGGATGAAATAGGGAGTCTTTCATAAGGAGTCGCATATCATATTTTTTTGTATCCTAGTGATAGATATGAGTTCTGTCAGTCGAAGACTCGCCGTCAATGCCAAGTCTCTTCCGGATGTTCAGTTTGTAGGAGGACCCTATTACCGGCGTACAGCGGATCCACAGAAGCTACTCTTCCCCTTTGTCCTTGAAAAGGGAGCCCTGGAGATTCAAGTCATTAATGACTTTGATCTCACAAGCACGGCCCCTCCTCTGGGCATTCGTCCTGCCGACGAGGGGGGCATCGCACGTCGCATGGGAGGACTTCACCTGATCCAATCCATAGGGCCCAACTTTCGGACCTACATTCAAAATGTTATTTGGCAGACGGAAGACCCTGTGCCGTACAAAGCCAGCAATGTGAAAGTTTACAAGCCCGGACTTGTCACGCGCGTCCAGCAACTGAGTTCTCAGAATTTGCCGAACGACATCGACCCTGACTACTCCTACGTCAGTTCCAGCAACGCACCGGTCGATGACTTTTTACTCGACATAGAAGGATACGGCACCACGTATGCGTTTGAAAAGCCTCTTGTGTTGTCGGTCGATGCGACGCGCAATGAGTCACCGTTTGATTCCTTGGGGAAGCAATACATTACCTTTTACACATCGTGGGATCACTAGAAAAAAAATAGTATCTGAATGTAGAAATGTCCACGACGATTACTCCCGATGTTGTCTTTGTCAGTGGGCCTACTTATTACAATGGCGCAAAAGATCTCCTCGTCCCCTTTACCTACAGCAACGGGAAACTTGATA